CCCCAATCTTGAACACACATGGACGAAACCGGGGCGCCGAAAGTCCAACACATAACTGATTGAAATTCAATAAATTTGCATATTATGCCAGGAGGAAGACCACCAAAGCCGACCAAATTAATCAAGGCCAACGGCACGTTCAAACCACATCGCCACGCCGACCGACTGGAGGTCGCCGAGGGATTGCCGACGATGCCGTTCGTGTCGGGCGATGTTGCGACGCAAACATTCCAACACCTTTCCGGTCAACTTGGCCGGTTGGGCGTGTTGTCCGAATTGGATGGTTACGCGTTGCAAATGCTGGCGGACGCGTGGGAGGATTACACCGCCGCGCGGGATGTCGTTCGGCGGTTGGGCGCGACGTATGAAACCATCACCGAAGCCGGGCAAATCATGATTCGTCCGCGGCCCGAAGTGGCAATGTACCAAAACGCGTGGGACCGCATGAAGAAGATTATCGGCGAATTCGGATTGACGCCATCGTCACGCGCCAAACTTGGCAAAAAGGAAGAAGTGGAAAACGTTGACGATTTATTCGCATGAAATACCAATACGACGCCACCAAAGCCGAACGCGTCATTCGGTTCATCGAAACCCAATGTACACACGTCAAAGGTGAATTGGCCAAACAACCGTTCATCCTGGAGGATTGGCAAAAAGACGACATCATCCGTCCGTTGTTCGGGATGGTTGACGCCAACGGAATCCGACAGTACCGCACGGCGTTTTTGATGTTGCCGCGCAAAAATGGGAAATCAAATTTGGTGGCGGCGATTGGTTTGTATCTTTTATTTGGCGAGGGCGAACCCGGCGCCGAGGTTGTGACCGCCGCAGCTGATCGCGGCCAAGCTGCAATCATTCACGAAATTCAAAAGCAAATGATTTTGAATTCACCCGAAATGTCAAAGCGTTGCAACGTGTACCGAAATTCAATTGTGTTGAAACGCGACGCGTCGTTCATCCAAGCCATTTCAGCGGACGCGGACACCAAACACGGGTTCAACTGTTCGGCGATTTTGTTTGACGAATTACATTCACAACCGAACCGCGAATTGTGGGATGTGCTGAACACGTCAACGGGCGCCCGACGTCAACCGTTGGTCCTGGCGATTACAACCGCCGGACACGACAAACAATCCATTTGCTACGAGGTGTACGATTACGCATTGAAGGTCCGCGACGGCGTGATTGATGACGAAACATTTTTGTCCATCATTTACGAGGCGCCGGGCGATGCGGATATTTTTGACCCGAAAACGTGGGCGGCGGCGAACCCTGGATTGGGCGTCACCATTAAAACGGACTACATGACGCAACAAGCCGCCAAGGCCAAAGCGTTGACGACATACGAAAACACGTTCCGTCGTTTGCATTTGAACCAATGGACATCGTCGGAGGAAAAATGGTTGTCCGACGACGATTGGATGTCGGGCGTTGACGTGTTGCCCGATTTAGCCGGACGCGAATGTTTCGCCGGGTTGGATTTGGCGGCCACCGAAGACATCACCGCGTTGGTGTTGTTGTTTCCAATGCCCGACGATTCGTTTGTTGTGTTGCCGTTTTTTTGGGTGACGGATTCCGCGGTGGAAAAACGCCGAGGTCGAACGGGCGCCGATTATTCCGCGTTCGTGAAGAATGGAAATTTGAGGGCAACGAAAGGAAATTCAACCGATTACCGCGTTTTATTCAACGATATATTGAAGTTAGCGGACCAACACAAAATCAAACAAATTGCGTTTGACCGCTGGAATTCATCCACGATCATTCCGGACCTGGTTGACGCCGGATTGGAATGTTTGCCGTTTGGCCAGGGGTTCGCGTCCATGTCCGCGCCAATCAAAAATTTGGAAATCGTTGTTCGGTCCGGCAAATTGAACCACGCCGGACACCCCGTGTTGCGTTGGATGGCGTCCAATGTTCAGGCCAAACGCGATCCGTCCGACAACATCAAATTCGACAAATCCAAATCATCCGACAAAATTGACGGAATGGTCGCATTGGCGATGGCGATGGGTTCGTACATGATGTCGCGCGAAACGCCGTCGGGCGATTCCGTGTACAACGAACGCGACATATTCATTTTATAATCAACGGATTATGGCGGTCAACTTAAACAAAACATTCAAATCCGAAATGGCCACCGCGTTGTCGTTTTGGTGTGTGTTCATTGAATTCATTCGTGATGGCAACAATTACCGGGACGCGTACGAAAACGCCGAGGAATTGCACGAAATTGAATACCAAAGACGTCGGTTTGCGTCGTACGATTCATTCCGAACATACATCAAAAAACATTTCAAAAACAACCTAAAAAATCACAAACGATGAACGCGGAAAACGTGATGAAAAACCACGAAAAAACGATGCAAGAAATCGACAAAGTTTTGTCGGAATTGCGGTCGGTTTTGGAATCCAAGAATTTAGCGTACGGTGATTCGTTGCAAAACCCAACACCGACGTTTCACCGTGGCCCCGTTGCCGATGGGATTTGCGCCAGGATGGACGACAAATTGGGACGGATTCGCCGGGTCGGTTTGTCGGACACGACCGAAGACACGTTGATGGATTTGATTGGCTATGCGGTCCACCTGGTTGTCGCCACACGCCGCGCCGATGAATCGACGTCAACGGTCAAAAAATAACTGTTGACGTGTGTGGGTGTGTGGTTGTCGGTGTGGGTGTGGGTGTTAGGATGGATGGGCCCCCCTATGGGGGGTCCCATACCTTCCCATCCAAACCCCCCAACACACCCTTCACCACCAACCCCACAAGGGCCAGAACGAGAAATGAAACCAAATTCGGTTTTGTTCGCCAAACAATTCGGAAATTTGTTTCATGGCCGAGCAAAAACAAAATTTCATCCAGCGGTTGAACCCGTTGAATTTGGTTCGTTCATCAACCGTTTCGTCGTCATTGACCCGCCCGGCGTCTTGGCTTTACGACCTGATGTTTCGTACCAAATCCGGCGCATCGGTTACGGAAGATTCATCTTTGCAATTTTCCGCCGTTTGGTCATCCATTCGAATTTTATCCGAAACATTCGCATCATTACCGTTGCACGTTTACCAACAAACGAGCGATGGAAAATATATTGCGCCAAACCACCCCGTTTCGTTTGTTTTAAATTTCCCGAATAATATTCAAAACGAATTCACGTTTTGGTCGTATTTGGAATCCTGCCGCCAATTGTACGGCAACGCATTTGCACAAATCAAACGCAACGAAGCCGGACGCCCAATTGAATTGATCGCGATTCATCCGAAGCGCGTCAAAATCAAAATCGTTGAAGGGGAAAAATTCTACATCGTCGACAACAAGGAGGGCGCCATCGACGACCAACACATGATCCATGTGATGGGTTTGACGTTGGACGGACTGGTTGGCAAATCCACATTGACCGCCGCGCGTGAAGCGATTGGAATGGGATTGGCCGCACAATCATTCGGCGCACAATTTTTCGGCAACGGCGCAAATCTTGGTGGCGTTTTGATTCACCCCGGCACGTTGACCAAAGACGCCGCCGAACGATTGAAACGTTCATGGGATTCCGCGCAGGGCGGATTGGAAAATTCACACGGAACCGCGGTCCTGGAAGAAGGCATGAAATACGAGCGAATCGGGATTCCGCCAAACGATGCCCAATTCCTGGAATCGCGCAAATTCCAAATCGCCGACATTTCACGTTTTTTCCGCGTTCCGTTGTTCATGTTGAACGAAATGGACAATTCGTCGTCCCGCGCCAACATCGAGGAACAAGGTATTTCGTTTGTGCGTGACACGGTCCGCCCAATGGTCAAGGCCTACGAATCCGAAATCAATCGGAAATTGTTCCGCCAGGATGAACGCGGCGAATTTTACGCACGTTTCAACCTGGAAGGTTTGTTGCGCGGCAACATTCAATCGCGATACACCGCCTACGCGGTCGGTCGTCAATGGGGTTGGTTGTCGGCGAACGACGTTCGTGACATGGAAAACATGAACCCGATTGATGGCGGCGACATTTACGTCACGCCGTTGAACATGGCCAACGTCGCCACCGACGATTCCACACAAAATTTGTACGACTAATGCCATACACGGACTACCCACAAGCGGCATCGGACAACGCACAACGCGCGTTGGATTTCAAAGCCGAACGCGACATTGATTGCGGAACGATTGTCGGTTGGACGCGCGCCAATCAATTGGCCAGCCGTGAAGCGATTTCAGACGAAATCGTTGTTCGGACATTTTCGTTTTTGGTCCGCGCCAAAGTTTACGACACGGGCGAATTCGTTGACGCCGACGGCAACGTCGTTTGCGGTTCGGTGATGTACGCCGCATGGGGTGGCGATCCGATGATGGAATGGTGTGAGGATGTGATGGAGGATTGGAACGACGACGAAGAATCCAAATTGAGCCGCGCCGCGGCCGATGAATTGTTCGTTGGTGATTTTGTCCGCTGGAACACGTCCACGGGTTTTGCATACGGTCGCATCGTTCAGGTCGAATCAAATGGTGATTTGACATCCACGTCGGGGTTCTCGATGACCGGAACCAATGACGACCCGGTCGCATTGGTTCGAATTTACGATTTCGACGCCGACGCCAACGAATACGTTGAGCGACGCCCGGAATTGAATGTTGTTCACCGATTTTCCACGTTGACCAAATACGACGACGAACAACGCGGTTCCGCCGCGATCGTTGAACGTCGCGCCGTGTCCGACATTGGAATCACCAACGAATCGCAACGAACCGTTCGCGGTTACGCGGCCTTGTTCAATTCAGAATCCGAGGATTTGGGCGGGTTCATTGAATTGATCAAACCCGGCGCATTTGACGAGGCCATGAACGACGACGTTCGCGCATTATTTAACCACGACCCGAACTACCTATTAGGCCGCACGACATCCGGAACATTGAAATTGTTCGTTGATGCCCGCGGTTTAGGTTATGAATACGATTCACCGGAAACCACATACGCAAACGATTTGTTGGAATTGATGCGCCGCGGCGACGTCACCCAATCGTCGTTCGGGTTTACCGTGAAAAAAGACACCTGGATTCAGCGCGGAAACGTGATGTTCCGGTTTATCGAAAAGGTAGGTCGTTTGTACGACGTTAGTCCCGTGACCTACCCTGCCTATCCCGCCACGACCGTTGGAATCGCCAATCGAAATTCAATTCCGAACGACGATTTGCAACGGGAACCCATCGAGCAAAGCGCCGATGGAAACACCGAAACGCCAATCCAGGCGTTCCGGATTCGTTTAATCAAAACACAAAACTGAACAAAAATGAATAGTGTTCAATTGCGCGAAAAACGCGCAGCTCTTATCGAGCAAATGAACGGTTTGGTCGCAGCCGCCCAAGCCGAAGGTCGTTCTTTGAACGCCGAGGAAGGATCGAAATTCGATTCCATGGAAAATGACGCCAACGAATTGAAGGCGAATTTTGAGCGTGTTGAGCGTTCCGAGGCCATGCGGAAAGAAATCGCCGCCAAGCGTGAGGAGTCAAACGAGGAGCGCGCCGCAGCTGCAAAGCCAGAACAACGCGCCGTATTCGCTAAATTCTTGCGTCATGGCATCAATGCTTTGAACGCCGAGGAGCGCGCCGAAATGCGTGGCACATCCACACAAATCGCCGGAACCGACTCATTGGGTGGATTCCTGGTTCCTGAAGATTTCAGCAACGCATTGGATGTTGCCATGAAATTCGCCGGACCCGTTGAGCAATTGGCGCAGATTCTGAACACCACAAGTGGTGCGCCATTACCTTACCCAACCGTTGACGATACATCCGTTGTTGGTGCGATTTTGGCCGAGGCCAGCGCCGACACCGTGTCCGACATGACGTTCGCAGCTTTGAATTTGGGCGCGTACACCTACACCTCCAAAATCGTGAAAGTATCACGCCAATTGTTGCAAGACAACGCGTTTGACCTTGAAGCGTTTTTGGTTGACGCATTGGGCCAGCGCATCGCGCGTGGAACCAACGCCGCGTTCACCACGGGTGACGGTTCATCCAAGCCAACCGGCGTTGTGTACGGTTCCGCAGCGGGCAAAACTGCCGCCAGCGCCACCGCAATCACCGCGGCCGAATTGTTGGATTTGTTGTACTCTGTTGATCCCGCGTACCGCAATTCACCCAATGCCGCGTTCATGATGAAAGATTCAACCCTTTCAGCGGTTCGCAAATTGGGCATCGGTTCCGCAAACGACTACCCGGTTTTCATGCCAGGTATCGGCGTGGGTCAACCCGACACCTTGTTCGGCAAACCCGTATATGTGAACAACGATATGGCCGCCATTGCCACCGGAAACAAATCCGTTGTATTTGGTGATTTCAGCAAATACGTTGTTCGTGTTGCTGGTCCGTTGCAATTCTTGCGTCAAGACGAATTGTACGCCGCTTCTTTGGTGGTTGGATTCACCGCGTTCAAGCGCGTTGACGCCGGATTGTTGCAATCCTCTGCAATCAAACATTTGGTTCAGGCCTAATGATTGAGGTTGAATTTTTGCAAACCATCGTGGGTGATGGGTTCGCGTATCGTTCAGGCGATACGCAATCCATCCCCACGGGGATTGCGAATGAATGGTTGGCATTGGGATATTGCCGGGCCATTGCGGTGAAACAAGTTGAAAAAAAGGAACGCGCAACGTACACGAAGCGCGAAAAACGATAGTCAATGTCCATCAAAATCATCACCCCCGCAGCAAGTGAACCGTTGTCGTTGTCCGACGTCAAAACGTTTTTGCGCGTTGATTCCAGCGCCGAAGACACATTGATCACGGCGATGATTGTGGCGTCACGGCAATTGTGCGAACAGTACATGCGGCGGGTTTTGATGACGACAACCATCGAAGAATATTTCGACTATTTCCCGCCCTACAAATTCGGTCAATCGGACATCATCTATTTGTCCGCTGGACCCGTTCAATCCATCACGTCCGTGAAGTATTTGGATGGCGTTGGTACGGAAATCACCGTCAACGTCGCCAAATACCGAACGGACATTATTTCAGAACCCGCGCGCATCATTTCAACCGACGGTTGGTTCGATACCGAAGATACGATCAACGTGGTGACCGTTCGTTCGGTCGTTGGCTATTCGGCCGCGTCCGACGTCCCTGGACCCATCAAACAAGCCATGTTGTTAATCATCGCGGATATGTATGAAAAGCGCCAGGATTCAATAAAACAGTTACCAACGGCGTCGGAATACCTGATGAAGCCATACCGCGTTTTCACGTTCTAAAAAATGGACATCAAAGACATTGGTCAATTGGACCGCCGCATCACGTTACGGACGCCCGTCGAAACCACGGACGCGTTCGGACAATTGGTGCGAGCATATGCCGACAACGGCCAGGTGTGGGCGGCGGTTCAATTTGCGCCGAGCGAAGAAGGTGAAGTTTCCGACCGATTGGAAGCGGTCAAAAATGTATCGTTCGTGATTCGTTACAACACGAATTTCAATGAAAAATGTCAAATCGTTTGGGACGGCCAAACGTTCGAAATTGAAAACGTTTTGCCCGTTGAGCGCAAACGTTGGATGTTAATCAAAACCCGTTTAATTTTTTAAGTCATGCCAGGAGTAGACGAATATTTGGTTCAAGAAGCGCAAAACCTAATGTTGGGCCAAAACGGCGCCGAATTTGTTTCGGACACCGCCGCACACGCCGTGAAATCGTACGCCATCCAATTTGTTGAAGATTCCGTGATTGCGGCCATTGCGTCCGATTACACGGGAAACACATTGGTTGCCGAAACGTTTTTGGCGGGAAGTACGATTTTCGGCAATTTCACGTCGTTGACTTTGACGTCCGGCGCCGCCATCATGTACAAAGAAAAAGCGTAAACGGTGAACGCCAGGACCCACACCCGTACAAAAGCCAAATTGCCGAGAGGATTCAATTTGGAAATCACGGGCGTGGAAGCAACTTTGGCCGCCATGAAAGGGTTCGACGAAACGTTGCGTTTGAAGGTGATGAAAACCGCAGGACGCCGCGCCGCCAAACCAATGGTTGATTCGTACCGCGAGGAAATAAGTAATTTCCAGGGCGACAAATTCACCGTGTACCGAAGCGGTTCGGTTTACGCCGAAATCCGCCCGGGTCAATTGCGTGATTCAATCGCGCCGATGTTTTTCAGGTCCAAGAAACGCGACATGATCATCACGGTGATTGGACCCCGTGTGAAGGGTTCATTTCGTGACCCGAACAAAGGTGGTTGGTTCGCGCATTTCATCAACTATGGATATTTGTCCGGCGGAAAATACATCGGCAAAAACTTGGGATTTGCCGACCGCGCCCGACAAAAGGCCGCGCCATCCGTGAACGCCGAATTCAAAGCGGCGTTTTTTCAGGAAGCGCAAAAATATATCAACCGTTTGGTCAAACGTCAATCCGCCGGGAAATGATAGGAAAAGTCATCAAATACAAATTTGACAACAACGCCACGTTGAACGGATTGTTCGCCGGGCGGGTTTATCCATTCATTGCCGCGCAAGGCGTTTTAACGGCGCCGTATGCGGTGTACGAGGTTGTGCGTACCAATCCCAACGGAACGAAAGACAATGATTCCGAAATCGACGAAACGTTGGTTCGGATCACGGTTGTATCAACGAAATACGGCGACATTCAAACCGCCGTTGAAGGTGTCCGGGCTACCTTTCCAAGAACGTCCGGCCCCGTGGCGGGTGTACAATATCAATCTTGTTCGTTCGACGATTTTCGTGACATCTATTCAGATAAGGACGAATTTTTCGGCGGGCAAATTGATTTAATTTTTCGGATTCCTAAATCTTGAAACCATGATTGAAGTAAAATTGATTGGCGATTGGGAAATCAAACGCGAACACGTTGTCAAAGCGGGTTCGTTGGTTGAGGTGACCCACGACATCGCCGCCCAATTGGTGAAAGCCAAATTGGTTGAACCCTTAAAAAAATAATAAGTCATGCCAGCATCAACAAATGTGATGAACGGAACCGACGTAATTGTCGCGATTTCGACCGATGGCGGAACGACCTACACCACCGTCGGCAAAGCAACGACCGCGTCGTTGCAAATGAATATGGAGGTCCGTGATGTGACCACCAAAGATTCCGCCGGATGGCGCGAATTGTTGGGCGGTCTGAAATCGTGGTCGTTGTCCGGTGAGGGAATGGTAACATACAATTTGACGTCCAAAGCTGGATTTTCCGATTTGTTCGGACACATTTCCAGCCGTACGAAATTGTATTTCCGTTTCGGATCCACAACCGCGAGCGAGAAACAGTACAAAGGTTATGGTTACTTGACATCGTTGTCGCAGGACGGCGGAGTTGAAGACAACAATTCTTTCTCTTTTTCCATCGAAGGTGACGGAGCTTTGACCGAAGCGACCGCCGCGTAATTTGAACACCGGGTGTATGGCGAGGAATCGCCATACATTCACTAAATTTGCCATATGGTAGAAATCGTAAGCATCGACGGGAAAAATTATCCCGTCAAATTCGGATTCAACGCATTGCGTTTGTTCGGAAATGAAACCGGAAAATCGTTGGCCGAAATCATGACATTGTCAAACGACATCGGAATCAACGATGCCGTCGCGTTAATGTGGGCCGGACTGAAAGACGGCCACCGGGTTGAAAAGGTACCATTCATCATGACGATGGACGACGTGTCCGATTTGCTCGACGCCGACCCGTCCGCATTGAATAAGGTGATGGAGGTGTTCGCCAAATCATTCAAGGCCCCGGAATCGGGAAACGCCCAAACCCAACCGACGGCGACCCTTTAGATTGGGACGGAATTGAAGCCATCGCGTTGGGTGAAATGTCATTGACGCCCGCCGAATTTTATGAATTGACACCGCGCGAATTTTCCAACAAATCCGTTGGATATTTCGAACGCGTGGAACGTGATTTCAAAACATCGTGGGAACAAACACGGTGGTTGGCCGCAATGGTGATGACGCCACATTTGAAAAAAGCATTGAAGCCCAACGATTTGGCGACGTTTCCGTGGGAAAAAACCACGAAAAAAACGAAACAAAAACCGATACCAACCCGGTTCGAATTGATTAAATTGGCCGAAGATTTGGGCATTTTAACGCCCGAAATAAACGGTTGAAAATGGCGGGTTTAGGTTCAATCAATTTTCGTATCGGCGCGGATTTAAAAGAATTCCGTTCGGCGATGCAAAACATCGACAAGACGTTGGGCGGATTGTCGTCCAAATTCAACATGGTCGGTGGCGCCCTGGCGGGCGCGTTTGCGGTCAACGGAATTCAACAATTCGTCACGGAAACGTCAAAATTGGCGGGCCAGGTTGACGGCGTTCGCGCGGCGTTTAATCGCATGGCGCCGGACGGAATGTTGCAGGATTTACGCAAGGCCACACGCGGAACGGTGTCCGATTTGGAATTGATGCAAAACGCCGTGAAAGCGGGCAACTTTGGAATCCCATTGAAAGAAATGGGAACGTTGTTGGAATTTGCATCACGCCGCGCCCAGGAAACGGGCGAATCCGTTGATTACCTTGTTTCCTCCATCGTCACCGGTATCGGTCGGAAATCACCGATGATTCTTGACAACTTGGGAATTTCCACGTCCCGGTTGAAAGCGGAATTCAAAGGCGCATCGGTCGAAGCCCAATCAATTGCCGACGTGACGGCGGCCGTTGCGAAGATCGCAAAGGAAGAAATGTCCAAAGCCGGGACGGCAACGATTACCGCCGCCGACGCCGCCGCGCAAGTGACGGCCAACATGACGAATCTTCAGGCGGCCATTGGCGAACGGATGAACCAATCGATGGGTCCGTTTTTGTCCAATCTTGGCGAAATGGTTGGATTCTTTGCCGACCTGGTGGCGATTCCGATGTCGTCGAAATACGAAGACGAGGCCGCCGCCGTCGCTGGTTTGACCGTTGAATTGACGTCCGCCGACACGGCATTGGAACGCCGCCGGGACATCATCAATTATTTGAATTCGAAATATCCTGGCTACCTGGACAACATTGATGCGGAAAAATCCTCCATGTCGGATTTGTCGTCGGCAACGAAGAAATTGAACGAACAATTGGTGAATCGGATTATCATCCAAAAACACCAGGAAAAAATTGACGGCCAAAACGAAAAAATCGCCACACGCGCGCAGGATTTAGCCGAGGCGCGGATTGAATTGTCGAAAGAAATCGTAAAGCGCGAAAAACAATTCAACATCGTCACCAAAGAAGGGGCAACGTTGCAGGAACGCGCAAATGAATTGATAGCGGAAGCCGCGGACCGCCAATCAAAACGGGCGAATGTCCGTGGTAAGGCGTTTATGAATGAAGGCCAATTCGTCGCAAACGCCGTCGCGAAATTGGTGGCCGCGGAAAAAGCATTGGAAAAAGCCCAAAACAAAGGCAACGAAATTTTTAAGGAGCGCGACGCCATTTTGAAAGAATTGAACATTTCGTTGGGCGACGCGGAAAAATTGACGAAACAGTCAAACGACGTCACCAACGAATCAACCGCGGCAACAATTGAATCGACAACCGCCAAACAAAACGACGTCAACGAATTGTCGCGTTCAGCTGATGCGATGAACGAAATGAAATCGGCGTTGGATCAATTGTTCACATCCATTGCGATGGAGGGTTCGATGTCGGAAAAAATGGAATTGTCAACGGTTGTTTCCTCGTTGGAAACCGCTGCCGCAAACGCCAAACGGATGAACGACGAAATCGCGGATTTGTTGATTGAACCACCATTCGACCCGATGTTGCCAGGCCAAGCGGCGTTCAACGAGGGATTGCAGGACACCGTTGATTTGATGGCGGGCCAGGTGAACCCGATGTTCAATTGGTTTGCGAAAAATATGGAATCCATCAATTGGGGAATTCAGGAATTCGGAAACATTTTGACGGCATCATTCGAAGCCGCGTTGACGTCGGGTGAAAAGTTTTTCCCGACCCTGATGAAAGCATTGGGTGACATGATCAAAAAATTGATTGCCGCCGCATTGGCCGCCGCCGCATTGGCCGCCGCCATCACCATTGCGTTTGGCGGAAACTTTGCCAACATCGGAAAACTGTTCGGCGGCGCGAAGAATTTCGGACAACTGTTCGGCGGAATGTTCGGCCAAATGTCGGGAATCCCTGGATTGGCCGAAGGCGGAATTGTTACCGGGCCGACGTTGGCAATGGTTGGCGAAGGTCGCGGACCGGAAGCCGTTATTCCATTGGATCGTTTGCATGAATTCACCGGAGGCGGTGGTGGTGTCCAGGTTTACGGACGGATTCAAGGCGCCGACATTTTGTTATCATCCGAACGCGCCACACGCGTTCGTTCACGTTACCGCGGTTTTTAAGATATGGCCATACGATTCACATCCGAATTCCGCACCGACACCGGGATTGACTACAAAATTGAAATTGACGATTCGTTGTTCAGCGGTTCGTCAACGTCGTTCGTCGTTGGCACCGAGGGGTTCACCCTACAATACGCGGGCGAAACCGACGACATCGTTTCACCAATCATGTCGTCGAATGTTTCCATTCCATTCATGGTTCAAAGTGGTTTGCAACAAACGTTTTTTGAACAGTTAATCGGCGTCCAGGAATCGCGTTTCCGCGTGAAGATTTCGCGATGGGTGTCGGGCGCATATCAAACATATTGGGTTGGTTATTTGATGCAGGACATCGCCCAAATCGAAGACGCACCATTGCCCTACATTTACGAATTGCGGGCCGTGGATGGATTGGGACGGTTGGCGAACATTGATTACACATTCGTCAACGATGTGTTTCAAAATTCGTTGGCATTGACTCGGTTGAACAAAGTGTTGTTCAATTGTTTGTCATCCGTTGGGACAACCGATTTGTTCACGATCACGGACACGTTTTTGGAAACGTGTGTGAATTGGTGGGAAAACAACATGGTATATTCCACAACCAAAGACGCCGCAAACGAAATCGCCATCGACCGACGAATTTGGTCGTCCATCGATGGAACGGGCGCGGAAACGTACACGAAAATCATTGATGTATTGCGCCAATTGTGCGTGACGTTCGGCGCCCGTGTGTACCAATCCAATGGACGATTCGTTTTTGAACAGTACGGCGAACGCGCGGCCGCCACACGCATCACGTCAAGATACGACCGCGCGGGTTCGTACATCGCCACGGCGTCAAAATCCGACGACGTGGTCATCAACCAAACGATTGGCGCGGCGCGGATGGCGGGAAATCAATTTGATTTTTTGCCCGCGATCAAACGTTGCGAAATCGAATTCCAGCAACGTTTCATGGGTTCGCGCGTCGGTCAAATGTTGTTCACCTACAATCGTTCGTCACCTTTCCCAATTGGATTCATTTCCGCCGATTCAAACGCGGTTTTGGAAATTGTGTGTCCAATGATGCACTTCTATATAAAGAGAACGCCAAACACCCCAATCGCCGTTCCGTCGGGCGCCATCGTTCCGATTTTCAAAATGACAATCAAAATCGAAGACGTCAACAACCCCGGCGTTTTTTATTATTACAAACGATCGTTCAACGGTTACAACACCGCCACGCCTTATTTGGCGCCATCCTGGTCAACAACCGCGGGTGATTATGAATTTGACATGGGAAATTTCACGTTCAGCGGAAACGGAACCGCTGGAATCGCCGCCCCGGTCACAATTCAAACGGACCAATTGCCCGTGTCGGGTGAATTAACTTTGCAGCTGAAACAACCGACATTGCGATTTGTTGCGACGTCCGTCGTTTATGTATCGCCGCCGTTGTATATCGGTTTACCAACTGGCGCGTCGATTGATTACGATTTTTTAGCGAATTTGAATTACGTTTCCAGCGGTCAATTGACCCCGGAAACAATCGTGTATCGCGCATCAAATGGCAACACCCGAATCGAATCAAATTTGGTGTTGTCGTTGGGTTCAACGTCGGTCGCCGACGGCCCGTTGCAAACGGGAAATTTGGCCGTTTGGAACGGTTCAATTTGGGGCGGTTCGGATTTGTGGCGAAAAGGTAATTCCGGGACCTACAAAAAACTTTTGCAATTATTGGTGACCGAGGCGTTGGGTTTACACGCCAAACCGATTCGCAGATATAACGGTTCGTTCTATTCATCAACCGACGTGTCGCGGCGGTTCACATTTGATTTGTTTGATTGGTTGTTCATTGGCGGAACATTTTCCGCCAACAACGAAAACATCGACGGTGAATTTTTCGCCATTGCCCGCGACGTTTCGCAAGTCGTTGACCTTGACAACGATTTCATCGGCGGTGATTTACAACCGATGGGTGTCAACCGAAGCGCTGGACCGAATTCGTTTGGCGGGGTGTTCACCGATGGCGCCGTCGCCGGGATGTTGGTTGATTCCGAAACCCACGCCGTCGGTCCATACGCCGAACCATCGTTGGGTGTGGCCAGGATCACGGGAACGACAACCATTGATGGAACGACAAATTTCCTGGACCGCGCCACATTGGAATCCGCGTGGGCGTCGTCGATTAGTTATGTTGAATTGGACGACACGGATGATTATGTTGTGTTGGATTCGGACTACATGATTTTCGCCAATTGGGTGACGGGTGGAACGACGGGTTTGGCGACAATAACATTGCCACGCGCCACCGACCCGCAGGTGGGCCGAATGATTCGTGTGAAAACGGGCGCGACGATTTCAAATTCATACGCGATCAACGTTCGTGTTGACCCGGCCGACGCTGGAATCGTTGACATCGACGGAAATGGCGAACAAGCAATGGACCGCGAATACGACGGAATCACCGTGATGTTGGTGAATTCGCCGACCACCGGATATGAATGGTTGGTGATTCAACGAAAGTCAAAATAATGAAACCGAACGCGATTGAAATTCACCCGATTGTTTCAAAATTTGTAAAAATTTAACGCCATGACGTCACTTCGAATTTCGTTGTCAATCAAATCATTCGTGTCCGGGATTCGGGCGTTTTTTAACGCGTACAAAAAACGTGTTATTGCGGACGGCGGGTTTGTCGAAGGTGAAAATTGCGCCATCGATAAATTGAAAAACCCGTTGTTGAATTCCGCATCACTTGTCCTTATTCCAAGCGGAGTAAAAGCGACAAAGGTTTATAGCGAAAGACCTACAAACGGAAGCGGGGATTTCACCTTTGCCCGTGCTTCAACCGCTACCCGTACCAACGCCAGCGGAGCGATTGTTTCGGTAGCGTCTAACGTCCCACGTTTGGACTATATGACCGCTGCGGGAACTTTGGCTATCTGCCCGATGTTGGAGGTAGAAGGGCAACGGACAAATCTTTTGTTGCAATCAAATACCTTTAACACTACTTGGGCATTTAGTGGAACTGGTACAGTTACCCAAGGAGCAACTGACCCTTTTGGTGGTACTACCGCTTGGACTCTTGCTAAAACTGCGGCAAATACTTTTATTTTCCAAGGCACAACTGCATTTTCTGGAAGCAGTACATTTAGCATTTATGCAAAGGCGGGAACTGTTGACCAAATATACCTTTTGCATACGCAAACAGTACAATTTAACGCTTTTTTTGATTTAACTTTAGGTACAATTGTATCGTCTACAAATTGTGTTGCCACGATTGTTTCTGTTGGTGGCGGTTGGTATCGTTGTTCTATTGCTGGTACCGTTGCCGGGGCAACTAACATCCGTATCTATCCTGCATCGGGGGGCAGCCTTACTGGAACTACTGGCAATATTTTAATCTACGCAGCGCAAGGAGAATTGGGAACCTTTAGCAGCACCGTAATCCCAACCACTACGGCAACGGTGACGAGGATTCTTGATTCCGTTTCCATAAGCGGAGCATCTGCCCTTATAGGACAAACCGAAGGTACTATCTTTTTGGATGTTGACTTTAGGGCGGTTTCATTGGGTGGCGCACGTTGTTTCTTTGGCATTGAAGGAAGCGTACCAAGCGCATTTAGGGGCTTTTCAGTGACCACCACCAACAACGGCAACGATGTACAAGGCGCTGGAACGATTTACGCCATAACGCAAGGCCGCCATAAAATAGTTTTGAGGTACAATTCAACAACCAATGTATCAAAGTTATTTGTTGACGGAGCGCAAAGAGGCGCAAGCACATCTGCCGCATTTGCTTCAACGATTGACCGAATCAGTGTTTTAGGTCGCATAAACCCCTTTTCTTCCTTTGCAGTTGACCGCCAACAATTCGGTGGCTGCAATCAATTTGCAGTTTGGAAAACTGCCCTAACTGATGCACAATGTATTCAACTTTCCACGTTATGACATCGTACAGAAAATACGCTTGGCCTACCGAAGGCCAATTTATCACCGATATGCTTTCCGCAGGATTCGCAACAATGGAAGATGGCGAATTGATTTTTGTCAATTGCGCCGTGCATCAAATCGGAATCGTTGGAAGTGACCCACGTTGGGCGGTGGATGTGATTTGGAACGGTGAACCGCAATTCGTTGATTTGGCCGTGTGGCCAACGCCGGGTTCGGCGGTTCATTGGTTCGCGGGGTGGGAATCCGAATACGCCAAACAATACGAACAACACAACACCCCGAACGAACAATGAAAGACGAATCCGCACAACACATCGTCGCGACGTGGTCCGTGACAACGGCATCGATTTTGATTGCCCAAATTTCACAAATCGTTGGATTGATCGCGATGATTGCGTCCCTGGCTTATACCGTTTGGCGTTGGCGCCGGGACATCCTGAAAGACAAAAAATAATGCTCGAACGCATTTTCCGCAATTGGAAAACAACCACGATCGGATTGGTCGTGTTGGTGGTGTCGCTGGTTTTCGTTTGGTTCGAACGGGCCACGTTGACCGAGGTGTCAATTTTCCTCATGGGCGGATTCGCGTTTCTTTTTTCCAACGATCCAAAACCAACCAATGGCAAAGCCAACACCCCAAAACGCCAAACCCCAAAAGGCCGTTCGTAAACGTCCAGGGGTTCACGCGAAATCAAAAACATCCACCAACAAAGGTTCGGCGAATTACGCCAAACCGAACCGTGGTCAAGGTTGAACAATCAATTCAAATGAATATGCGTAATGTTTTGATTTTCACGTCGTTGTTGGCGTTGTCTTCGTGTGGTTTATTCAAAAAAGCGGACCCGATTGTGATTGAAAAAATCGTGTTGAAATGGGACACGGTGTACACCGAACGAATCACGGTGGACACGTCATTTGTCACCATGCCAAACGACACGGTGTTTGTCACCAAAGACAAATTGACGGTTCGCGTCATTCGGAAATTTGACACGATTCGTGTTTCCGCGCAATACGCCGGTGACACAACGGCCGTGAAATCCGTTGTCTTGGAACAAGTGAAACCCGAACGAGCCAAACACGGAAACAGTTGGTCCGAATTGTTGGCGGGTTTGGCGGTTGTCGCCATCGTGATCGTCGCGTTCAAGGTGTTTTTTGAAACGATTTTCGGCAACAAATAGATTTGCACGGCGGACATTGAACCGCCACACGTTCGCTGATGCCGTTTTTTTGACACGTCGTGAACTTTTACGCCGCGTTGGTACATCAGTATCACTGCGGCGTTTTTCGTTCGTTAAAACGCGTTTAAATGCGTCGTAACAAATCCGCCGTGTTTTTTGTTACGTCCGGCGGTTCCTGGAATCGTTCGGCGTTGGTTTGTTGACAATCGAAACCCATTCATTCAAACGATGGGGTTGGTTGGTAGGTGGAAAGGGGATGTGGATGAAAAGGTATGGGACCCCCCATAGGGGGGCCCATCCATTCACATACCCCCATCCGTACACACAACCACATCACCACATCCATCAATTAACATTTCAATGTTAATATAACACGTTGTGAAATTTTTTTTGCACAAGTATTGTGGGAATGAATTTTGTTTGTATGTTTGCCAAGTGAACGACAAACAACCCGGTCACGAAAGCAAATATGAAAGCTGAACAAATCTACACCCCGAACGCCCGTTGGTTCAACCAAATGATTGGCGATTTCATCACCAAAGGCGAACGCCAAATCGCCAAATTCGACGAACTGTTCGATTTGTACGTTGAAGACGAATTGGCCAACGACAAAAACCACGTTGCCGAAATCACCGCCGAGGTCATCGAGGAAATCGGACCGATGCCCGTTTGCCCATGTGAATCAATTGATGAAATTGTTTCATTGATTGAATCTTACGACCTGGAATTCAACGACAACGAAGAATTCGCCCGCCGCGAATTTTTGGCCATCGCCGAACGCATCGTGTACGGTGACGCATTTTTGGCGCACGTCAAAAACCACCGTCGGGAAATGATGGAAATCAACGAACAATTGGACGCCCGTCGTCGTAACATCGCCAAAATCATCCTTGAAAAATGAAACCATTCATCACCATCAACATTCACCCGATTCGCGTTGCGATTCGCCGCGTGGTTAACAACTGGCAATTGATCGCAATCGTTGCCGGAATCATCACCCTGGTTCATTCATTGCGTCCCATTTTACGAATAATCATTTACACATTTTTCAAATGACATTCATCGTCACATTCGCCGACGATCGCCAGGTGACCGTGTGGGCAAAATCCGCCAACAACGCCGGACAAGCTGCAACGGAAATCCGATGCAACGAGGACGAACCCGGCGAGGTTCCACCAATTCGTTCAATCGCACATCATCCGTACAATTAAACAAATACATCAACCGAAAGCAACTAATCAATTCAAAATCAACAAAATGACAAAACCCGATTTCATCAAAGGTCATCAAATGTTCGTCAACGGCAAGGCCGTTTGGGCGAAAGTGACAAACGCCACCGGTCCAAACGATATGTCCAACAAATTCCAATTGGATTTGGAATTGGACGAAACATCGTTGGCGGAAATTCAATCGTTCGGACCGCGCGTGTTCGAAGCGATCGTGAAAACCACACGCAAGGCCAAAGATTCCGACGCCCGCGTTGAATGTACACCATTCATCACGCCAAAATCGCAAAACTTGCCGCGCGTATTTGGCGCCAATCGTTTACCGTACGACGGACCCGTCGGCAATGGTTCCGATGTGCGTTGCCAAATTATCATCAAAGTTTTTGAATACAAAGGAAAAAAAGGATTGACGGTGTATTTGAACGCCGTTGTTGTGGTCAACCTGGTTGAATATTCCAACATCAACGAAGATGCGTTGTTCGAGGGTTTAGCAGCTGGAACCGACGACGTGTTCGGCGACGCACCAAAACCAAAGGTCGACGAATGGTCGCCGAACATCGGACCCACGTCCGCGCCACAATCCGCCGCGCAAATAATCAAAGACAAAAACGCGGCGAAACCCGTCGTTGAAGACGACGATTTGCCATTCTGAATTTAACCCGATGAAGGGGTCGCGGCGCATTTTTGGGTTGATGTTTCGCGTCGCGGCCCTGGATTCAAATACAAAAAAAATGAATCCATTTCAAATGCGATTGGCCAACGAAATCATGGAATCGGTGTCGAAATATTATCAAATCACCGTTTCCGAAATTACCGAAAAAAGACGCCACGCAAAGATTGTTCGCGCCCGCCAGGTCGCCGCGTATTTGTTGCGCGAGGATTTGCGATTGTCATTGCACGAGGTCGGCGCGATTATCAACCGCGACCATTCGTCGGTTGTTCACGCCCACAAAGCGATAAAGGAATTGACCACGCCGAACATTATTGGCGTGTTCGCCGACAAAACGTTGGTGATGGAAATATCCGACATTCGGCATTTGTGCAAATCAACATGGTCACGTCAAGAAATTGACGAAATTGAATACCAAATCCAACGCCTAACTGCCCGCCGTGACGAATTGTTGCGGATTGAAAATTCATTGGAATCATGAAAAAATTCATCCAGGATCCCGCGGTTCAAACAATTTTAATTGTGGTTTTTTGCATCACATTGATTGTGATGTCAAACCAATCACGTTCGGCAATGGTGGTTCACGATTGCGGGCGATACAAAATCACGGACGCCGCCGGACACAATGTGTACGCCGATTCCGTTTTGGAATTGAAACAAAGCGGCGTCGTTTATTTCGCAGCTGGAAAAACATTCATCGCAACGGGTGACGTCCGCGTTGCGTGGATTGATTGTTCGGGACGTTCAAAAAACAAATAAAATGAAAGCAAAGAAATTGCCCCCATTGGGTTGGATGACGTTGTGGTTCATCACCCTGAAAGTCGGAAAAATCGGTTCGTTCGGCGAATGGTCCTGGATTTTAATTTTCGCACCAACTTACGTCCATTTGGCGTTTTGGTTCGTTGTTTCATTGGTTGAACGAATCATTGAGGAAATGAACGAAATCAAAACAAAACAACCATGAAAAACGTATTGTTGTCATTTTCCGCCATCAAAGAATTCAACAAATCGCCGTTGCATTTTTTGACCTACAAAGCCAAACAAAAAACCGAAACGCCAGCGATGCGTTTTGGAAAGGCCGTTCACAAATTGGTTTTGGAATTCGACCAATTCGCCAATGAATACGCCGTCGCGCCGGATTGCGACCGCCGAACCACCGTCGGAAAAAACATTTGGAATGAATTCACTGAATCCGCGGGCGACAAAACCGTGTTGACGCAATCGGAAATGGTGTCGATGTTGGACATCAAACACGCGATTGATCAACACCCCGCCGCAAACGAAATCGTGAAATATTGCACGTCGCGTGAACTGCACATTGAAACCGAAATTTTTGGTCACAAATTCCACGGGTTTGTCGATGGGTTTGGTCCTGGATTGGTGTTTGATTTGAAAACAACGATGGACGCGTCCGAACACAAATTCACGCGGTCAATGGAAAACGATTTGTATTTCGTCCAGGCGGCGATTTATTGCCATGCGTTGGGCGTTGACGAATTCCGTTTCGTTGCGGTTGAATCAACGGCGCCGCACATGGTCGGCGTGTACCGTTTGGAATCGGAATGGTTGAATTTAGGAATGAGAAAATTGGAACTAATTTTGGACAAATTCAACGAATGGGATGGAACGGCCGAACATTACAATTCCAACCGCATCGTCACACCCCGTGTTAATCCGTTTTTGATATGAAATCAATCGTCGACCTTGCGGCACTAAAACAAACCGCCGAACCGGATTCCGATTTGGCGAAATTGATTGATTGCATCGAATCTTATCACGCATTGATCAAATCAATCGAACCGCATTTGCACCGGAACGCGTCGGTTTATGCTGGATTCAAGGTCGACGATTTCAATTTTGAATTTTATGACTAATCGTGAATGTTTGGCGCGTTTGATTTCGGACGTCGTGTTGTACGACAAAAAGTTGATGGAACATTTCCGTCGCCCCGCCGATTCACCCCGCCCGGAACCACTGGATGAATTCATCAATGGGTTGGAAACAAAATACCAAGTTAAAATAAACGAGCAATGAAAAAAGGAAGCGAATGGTTGGCGATGTTGCCAAAGGAAGCGCAATTCAAATGGTTACGCGAAATGATACACAACGACACGAAAGAAATGGCCAGGTATTTCCTGGAACGTGATTTCAATTCAATGTTGGAATTCATTTTGTCAACTTTTTTGTGGGACAAATCCAAAGACGGTGTGACGTATTGGGGTGATCACGCATACAACGAACAATACAAATGAACCTACCGGAAACAATCAAACAATTGAATGAATTCGCCATTCAATTGAACGCCAAGAAATACGAACACGTTCCGCCACACGCCGTACCGCGGCCAAAGGTGTTGGGCGACAAAGACGCCAATTCATTGACGGCGTCCGTCTTGTTTGATTTCATCCACATTCGTGGCGGATATGCGTTCCGTGTGAACAATATGGGCGTGTACGATGCCAAACGCGGCGTATACCGCAAAGGTGGAACGGTCAAAGGTATTCCCGACATCATCGGATTGATTGACGGACGATTTGTCGGAATTGAAATCAAATTCGGTTCCGACCGAATGTCGGCCGATCAAATGGAAATGAAACGTGAAATTGAATCCAATGGCGGCGTGTATATCGTCGCCAAACGATACGAACAATACGTTTTTGACCTGGCCAATGCGTTCGGCGTTGGTGTGTTGGAATTATGAACGAACAACGAATCGGTGGTGTGTTGGGCGAATTGTTTTTCGCCCAACGAGCCGCCGAAATGGGATTCATCACATCGTTTCCGATGTTTTTGGCGTCGGAATATGACGTCGTGATTGATTCCGGTTCGGCATTGTTCCGGGTTCAGGTCAAATCGACGCGAACGATTGTTCGACCTGGCGTTTTCAAATTCGTAGTGAACACGTCAAAAGACCACAAATACGCCACCGACGGCGTTGACGTGTTCGCGTTCGTTCACAACGACACACGCAAAATTTGGTTGGTTCCAGCTCACGAGGTCATCCATTTGAAAACATTTTCCGTGAATGAAAATAATGGGCGGAATGAAATGTATTTGGACAATTGGGAAATATTTTTGTAATATTGTAAACCGAAAGCAACGAAAGCGAAAATGACAATCAAGGAAGCAGCCGCGCGATACATCGCGCATGGTTATTCACCCATCCCATTATCAGGGAAACGACCAATCGTTCCAGGGTGGACGAAATACGCCGAAAAACAAATTGATGAACTACAAATATTCGACACCGCGACCGGGATTGGTTTGGTGTGCGGGTTCAACGGCCTGGAGGTCATCGACGTGGACACAAAGCACCACGACGGCGACGAATGGATTCAGTTTTGCCGATTGGTCGACGACAACACCGACGCCCTATTGGACAAATTAGTGATCGCAAACACGCCGTCGGGCGGTGTTCACCTATTGTACCAATGCGACGAAATCGCAGCAAACCAAAAACTTTCCAAAAACAAACGGGGTGAGGTGACGTTTGAAACCCGCGGAATTGGTGGTCAAATAGCCGCGTTTCCGTCGCCCGGTTACACATACCAAACCAAACGCGCCATTCAACGAATCACGGCCGAGGAACGCGCCATTTTGTTGGATTGTGCGCGGGCGATGGACCAATCGCCGTCCACGGAAATAATCGCCGCCGTCCGTCAAACGATGGCCGCGCAATTGCCCGGCGATTCCGTTCGTCCTGGCGACGATTACGCATCAAAGGTGTCCGCGCTGGAAATCTTGGCCAAACACGGTTGGATTGTTGGGCGCCACATAAAGGACCACATTTTGGTCAAACGTCCAGGCGACACAACGGCGGAATCATCCGGCAAAGTGTTTGTGGAATCCGGGTTGTTTTATTGTTGGACAACGTCAACCGTGTTCGATGCCGAACGCGCGTACAATTCGTTCGCGATTTACGCCATCTTGGAACACGGCGGCGATTTCCACACGGCCGCGAAAACGTTGGGCGGATTGGGATTCGGCGAACAAAAGAAATCCGCATTGGACGACGAACAATTGTTCGCCATCAAATCAATGTCGTCCGTGTACACGGCGCCAGGTGTGGACACGCCGCCGATGGATTTGGATGAACCCGCCGAACAAATTGAATTGACGGGTGAGGAAATCAAAGCGCGTGAATTGATTGACCGATTGTTGTCGTTCGAAGTTGATTCCACGGTGATTCCGCCAAAACCGCCAATCGCCGTTGAACTGATTGACGCCACCGAAAGGTACGTTTTGGGAACTTTGGGCAATTTTTCACTTGTTCAGGGCAAAGCAAAGTCACGCAAATCGTTTTTCGTGTCCGCGTTGGCCGCAGCTGGAACATCAATAATTGACGTTTGCGGCAAGTTTCGCGGTTATAGTAGCGGAAAATGCGTTGTTTATATTGACACCGAACAAGGCGATTTCCACGCCCACCGTGTCAAATCACGGATTCATCACATGGCAGGGTTGGCGGCCGATTCCAACACGCCGTTGGTACGTTATTTTCAATTGCGTTCGGCGGATAACAACAAAGAAAGGTTGATGTTGTCGCAAGTCGCCATCGCGTCCATTCAAAACATCGGCGTGTTGATCCTGGACGGCGTCGTTGATTTGATGTCCAAAGGCGTGAACGACGAAGAAGAAGCAACGGAAATGGCGTCACGTTTGTTGAAATGGTCCGCACAATTGAATTGCCACATCATTTGCGTGTTGCACGAAAACAAAAACGACCGCAACGCCAAAGGCCATTTGGGCGCATATTTGGTACAAAAAGCGGAAACGGTGTTCGCGGTGACCCGTGAAGAAGATGACACGGTGATTTCCGCGGAATACACCCGGAACAAATCGTTTCCCGATATTAAAATGACCATTGACGACGACGGACGTCCGGCGTTTGAATTGGTGGCACCACAACCAACCGCCAAACGAAAGGCGTTGACCGATGCCGATTTGTTTGAAATCGCGGCGGCCGTGAATGGAATGAAGAAAACCGACGCCCGCGATTGGGTTCGGGTGAACAAAAACACCACGGATTCACACGCCCGACTAATCATCCAAGACATTATCATCAAAGGATTCGTCAACGCCGTCGCCGACACCAAAGGTCGCGGATTCACCTTGCAATTAGTAAATTTCCCAACCCCTAATTTGAAAGCCGATGACACGCCATTTTAATGAATTGATTGATCGCATTTGCAGCAAATGCGGCGAAATGCGGAACGGGCGATTGTATTCGTACTATGGGCGAAAAAACATCAACGAAATGGTGTTTTATCAACGCGCCCAATGTAACATTTGCCGGTCCGAAGCCGAAAAACAACGAAGAAAAAATATAAAGAAATGAACGACGAAGACAAACGAATGATGGCGATTATGCAAAACGGAAACAACGGCGACCATTATTTCACGATGGGACCCGCCGTGTTTTTATCCGACAATGAATTGGAATTAGCCGCCCGTATTGGGCGGGTTCGGAATGAAATGATGAACAAAATGAATTTGTCATCAACGAACCGCAATTTGCCGGACAAAGAAAACATGGAAATCATGGCCGTTGCAGCTGAAATCGCCGTGGCGAAATATTTGAATGTTTATTTCGAATACCGTTTGCCGTTGGTCGCTGGATCATGCGACATGAAATTGAACGACGGGCGCGGCGTGGATGTGAAATTCACGACGTACGGCAACGGCAAATTGATTGTCCCGGTGTCCAAACGCAATTCATGTTCGGTGTATGTCCTGGCGATTAACAACGACGGGTCGTCGATGTTCAACATTGCGGGTTGGGCAACGGCCGACGAACTGTTCAACGACGCCAACATCGTTGAAATGTACGGGAAGAAAAAATACGTCATGCATCAAATCCAGTTGAACCACATCAATCAATTGAAATGAAACGTCCATCCACAAATACCACATGGGCCGAGGTTACCAAATCCAAAACGGCCGAACGATATGGAATTGACAACACACCGACGCCAACACACAAATCGAATTTGGTGGCGATTTGTCAAAGAATTTTTGAACCCTGCCGAGAATTCGTCGGCGGACCGCTTCACATTTCATCCGGTTATCGGTCACGCGCATTGAACAACAAAACGCCGGGCGGTTCGTTGACGTCGGACCATTTGACGGGCAACGCCCTGGATTTGGATTGTGAGCATTTCGGCATTGGAACGAACGCGGAATTGTTTGAATTCATCAAAGACAATTTGCAATTTTCGCAGCTGATATGGGAACACGGCGACAACCCAATGAAAACCAACAAAGCCGAACCACAACCCGCGTGGATTCACGTTTCGTTTTTCCAGGATCAAACCAAAAACAAACGGGAGGTTTTGGTGGCATCACGCGACGCCGCCGGGCGCACAATATATAGGCGTTATGTTCGATGACCCGCGCATCGTTTCGGAATCGTATTGGGACAAACCCGCCGACGTGTTCGTGATGTTGCGGCAATTGTTCCCATACGAACAACACCGAACCGTTTGGAAAATGTACACGCACATTTGCAAAATGCCGTTGGCATCATTCCAGGACATCGCCAAACCGGACGTGACCGATATATTGAAAAAATTGAACGATTCACGCGTTATCGGTCACGCATTGTGGATTTTTGAATCGGGATTTTTTAAAGTTAAACAACCATTTTATCGCATTAAAACATCATGACAAACGAACAAATCGAACACGCGTCCTGGCAATTCGTCGCGGACAAAGTGAACCAACCAAACGGATGGATTCGCACGGCATTTGTTGCCGGCGCACAATGGGCCATTGAACAAAACATTCAATCAAAATGAAACGCCATGCCGACAATACCAAAGGGACAACGTCCGCCGTGGGTGAAATCATCACCAAAACCAAAGTCGCCGGACGCCGATTTTTACGGGTCGGGCGCATGGAAAAAGATTCGCGGAATGTTCATTCGGGCGAACCCTGCGTGTGTGGATTGTGGACGGTCTGCAAATGTGGTTGATCACATTGTACCAATTCGCGACGGTGGTCCGCGTTTTGACATGGCGAATTTTCAATCGTTGTGTCACAAATGCCACAACGCCAAACGAGGAAGGGAATCACATCAAATAAAGAAAACATGACACACGGATCGTTGTTTAGTGGAATTGGCGGTTTTGACCTTGCCGCCGAATGGATGGGTTGGAAAAACGAATTTCATTGCGAATGGAACCCATTTGGACAAAAGGTTTTGAAACATTATTGGCCTAACGCAAAATCACATGAAGACATCACGAAAACAGATTTCACACCCTACCGCGGAACAATTGACATTGTTTCAGGTGGATTCCCTTGTCAACCTTATTCAAGCGCAGGCAAACGCAAAGGGAAAGAGGATGAACGCCATTTATGGCCCGAAATGCTTCGAGCAATACGAGAAATATCCCCACGCTACGTTGTGGGGGAAAACGTTCTTGGACTTACTAATTGGAACGGCGGAATTGTATTCGACGAGGTGCATCTTGACCTGGAACGTGAGGGTTACGAAGTCGCGGCCATGGTTGTACCTGCGGCGGCGGTCAATGCCCCACACGGACGCGACCGGGTTTGGTTCGTCGCAAAACGAATTGTTGCCGACCCCGTGTGCGGTTCAAATGGAAACGACGGCGGAAAAAACGTTGGAACGCCAGGCGAAGTACGGAGGGGATCGTCGGGCGATGTACTTGACGAACTTTGCGGCCTTGGGGATGTTGCCAACACCCAAAGCGGTGGAAGCGCCGTCGGCAAGTTGGGAAAATCGCAAACCAAACAGCAAATACAAACCAGGAGTGACGTTGACGGATTTGAAGATTTGGGGGATGTTGCCGACGCCAACGGCGAGCGACCCGAAGTTCGAACACATTCAACCGAAATACCAGGGGACGTTGTCGCAACAAATACAAAAGGCGTTGTTACCGACACCGACGGCGGGCGAAGGTTACAAGGGCGGGAAGACATACAACCCGAACAGTCAAATGGGTCAAGGATTGTCGGCGATGGCGGGAAGCGGGATGTTGCCGACGCCGAAAGCGAGCGATTCGTTGAACGGGATGGAAAAAGAATCGGAAACATACCCACGCCACACGGATCTAAACAATTTAGTCGCCCAACACGTTGGGAAGCCTTCCCAACTCAACCCCCGGTTTGTGGCGGAAATGATGGGGTTCCCACCGGGTTGGACGGAATCACCTTTCCAAAGTGGCGAGCCGAATCATTGAAGGCGTACGGAAACGCAATTGTTCCGCAGGTCGCGTATGAAATTTTCAAAACAATCGCCGAAGCGGACAAGGTGTACGCCGAACGTGATAAGCAATTGACGATTGTTTAATGAAAACATTGTACGAAAACTTTAGGAGGGGGGGGGTTAAATGCTAATGGTTCAACGTATTACCAT